GGAACTACACTAATAGATGCAGTAAAATCTTTTCTTCTAATCTTTTTGTTTTCTCCAATTACTTCAAAAGAATATTCATCATCTAAATATTCTCCATTTAATTCATAGATTAATTTAAATTCTCTACCTTGAGCTTGATGTATTCTTTTATGAATAGCTGAATATACTTTAGAACCTTGTTCTATTAAAGCAATAGTAGTTCCAACTGGACCTGATCCAGCTGAATCACCAATCATTGCATCTGCAATAGAAGCAAAACGTCTCCCTGACTCAGTTAGTACTCCAAGTAATTGAAGTAATGTCGGTGAAGGTTCCTTAAAAGGAAGAGGGATAAAACTTTTTCTAAGATCATCACCATATGCTTCAACTTCAACCCACTCACCAGGTGAGACAGTAATATCTCCACCTTCTATTCTTGCTCCTTTAGCTCTAAAGCCTCCATTGAGGTTAGCAAAGGCAGCAGAATCAAGTAGTGCTCTAAGAGCACCAGTACTTGCGTGTTGTAGTCCGCCGATCATTTGAATAAGGCCAAAGCCATAAAAGCCTAAGCCAGGAAGATATTTATAATGTATAAAATAAGTTCTCTTTCTTCTTAATGAATCATCTTCTTTCCAATTTCTTCTAATAGCTAAAACTTTTTGTGAATCTAAATCTATTGTAACAATATAAGGTAAAGCTACCTCATACTTATCTTCACCTATATCTAAATTAGTATGAACTTCTAATACTGTATGTATTTTATCTGCCATACTTGGAGACATTCCTTCTAATCTTTGTAAAGTTTGTTCAACCATATCTCCATCATTAGCACCTGGAGTTGATTCCGCATTATTTAAAGGAATATCTTTATAAACACCAGACACTTGATATTTTCTAATATCATTTCTAGTTAATTTCATTACTTGAGTATATCTTTCTGCAGTTTCTAAATCTGTATTTTCCATAGAAATTACAAACTCTTCTGCTGGTACAAATTTAGAACAAATCCTATCTAAAGTATTATCAAAATAAACTTTTTTAAAAGCACTTCCTGCAAGAGCTAAATAAAATAACATTTGATCTAATTCATTAAAATAATCAGGTATTTCTTGTGTAAGTTGAAAGTTCATAAAGTCTTGAACTCTTTGAGATTGTTCTAATTTTTTATCTGTAACTTTTCCTATAACTTGTGTCTTAACAGGACCTCCTGGAGGAAAAACTTCTGCAATAGCTCTAGCTTGGAACTGTGTTGCTGCTTCTGCAAGTAAAGGGTGGTGAACACCTGAAGCTCCTGGAAAAGGATCTTGTCTATCTTCGACAACTACACCTAACATTCTTAAACCTTTTGAATATTGATCTTCCCAATTTTTTCTAGAGCTTTTATCATCTTCATAAGCTCTTACTAAATCTTTACCAATTAAAGCAACTTCTTTATCTTCTAATTCTTCTGCTAAATTAGAATAGTGATTACTTTCAAATACTTCCTCATCTTTTTCAGTTTGATCTTGATCTATATCAACATTAACTTTTTCACCATCATCATTAGTGAATTGTAATTTTTTTTTATCTAGTTCAACTTCCATTATGCTCTTTTCTTTTTTTTCTTTTTAGGGAAACCAGCTTTCATGTTAGAGTAAGCTTTAGCACTTATAGTAGATTTCTTTTTTGATCTTGATGTGCCAGATTTTTTACGAGCATTAATATTAGCCCAAAGTCCTGGTTTTTTTTTAGATTTTGTCATTGTATTACTAAAGCCTTCCCTAGTTAACATTTACTTTTTAAAACCGTAAGTACCTTTTGGTTTACGAGTAGCCTTAGCTACTTTTCTTCTTGAAGCCATAGACATTTTTTTAGATGATTCTTTACCACTTTTCATGCCCATTGATTCATCTTTTCTTGCATTGAAACCTTGTTTCATTTTCTTTTTCTTTTTCATAGTTTTCATAATAACATAATACCTCCTGGTTCATACCATACTTTCCTATTTAGAGATATAAAACAAAAATATTGATAATGAAAGTCTTTTATTCTAATATAAGTTTTTTAATTGATTTTTCACCTAAATAAATTTCTGTTTCTGCCTTTGATTTGATACATTGATATTCTACACTTTTAGAGTTATTACCACGCATAGCAACTCTTTTACCTTTTAAACAATCTGACATTGCTGGTTGTATTCTATGTTCTTTAATTTCCCCATTAACAATCATCAACAATGCAACAACTATCTCAATCATGACTACCATTACCGTTTTGTCTAACTTTATCTTTTAATTTTTCTACATCTATTAGTGCTTTATCTAATTGATCTCTTAAAAATTCTATGTTAACTTTGTTGGTCATATTTTGTTCTTGAGTTAGTTCTAATTTTTCTGTGACTTTGTATAAATTTTCTATCAACATAAACTGTTCCTGGTCTGTAGGTAGTTGTTCAGATTTCTTTAATAAGTCTGCTTGAAATAATTCTCTTGAAGTTTCTAAGCTTGTTAGTCTAGCAGTCAATTCAAAGTATCCCCAAACACCTACAGCTACCGCTGCCATGATACTAACCATGTTTTTGATAGGCATTCCTATTGTAGTTTGTTCTGATATTTTCATGGTTTAGGTACTGGTAATATTATTTCTTCATCTGTTAAATATTTTGGTATTTTAAGCTTCTTTGTAGCATCTTCTCCCATATAATCACCTGGATTTTTTTCTATATATTCTTTTTTTAAATTATCCCAATGGTTTCCTTCATCTTTTTTATTAAGAACTTCCTCATTAACTGATATTATACCCTTACATTTTAAGGCCAATGATTTAAAATTTTCATTATATAGATAGCTAGGATTAGCATTAACTTTATTGCAATGTTTTAATAATTCTAATTGTTGTTTTAATATAAGATTTTCTGTTCTCATTCTATTTTGTGTGTCACAATTTTTTTTAGATAGACCTAAATTTTTTCTAAATGAAAACCTTAGTTCGTGTCTATCATTATCATAATCACTAGTACTTGGAATACGATAATCATGTTCAGTTTCAATTTTGTTAATAGATGCTTCTATGCTTCCGTAGACACATTGTCCTCCATCGTTTTGAAGATATTCGTTTTTAGAATTAGCTGGTCCACCAAACAAAGCTAACATCGTTAACATGAAAATTAATAGTGCAGTAAATCTGTAATCCATCCTGAAAGTCTCCATACATTACCTACCTAATTATTTAATAAATCTCTAGCTACATCTTTAATATCATAGCCCTGTTCTCGTACAGTATTGGCGAGTACATTGTATAGGTTCTCTGCCATCTGCCATGTAGCTTCTGCCGATGCAAGTCTAGTTTTTACATCTGCCATTTTTTCTTGTTCGTAAGCTAAATCTCTACGCAAATCTTTTATCTCGACTTCTTGTATTTTTATGATTGTTAATTGATTAGCATTTATAGTATCTGTTAGATTGACAATATACTTAACGCCAGTAAATGTTCCAAATAGCACAGATGCTATCACTGGAATTAATACAAAGTTCTTTTTAAATAATTCAGCTATATTCATATTTTCCTTTTTTCAGGGAAACATTATACAACAAAAATGTTTATGCGTCTAGCACTTCCATCTACGTCTAGCTTGTCTTATTCTAGAATTAGGATCATTTCTTGTTTTAGCAGAGCTTCTTTTTAATTGGCCTGCTGATCTTGCGCAATAACTTTTTCTACGTTTAGCAGCCTTTGATCCTTTTTTAACTTTACCAGTAACTGCAGTTTTTAATTTAGATCCTGGGTTAGCTCGTCTATAAGCTTTAACACCTTTAGAAGTCATACCAGCTCCTGACTTAGTTGATCTAAAATTACCAGACTTTACTGAAGTCTTTATAGCTCTTTCTTTTCTACCCTTAGGTCTGATTCTAGTTCTAGCCATTAAATAAATCCGTGATCAGATGCATATCCACCACCTTCACCTTTACCAGCTCCTGGTGCATTGTGTCCTGAGTTATTATTATTTCCTTGATCATAAGAATCATTATGAATATTAAATCCAGTTTGGCCTGCTGTAGGAATACCATAAGTTGCCATATCAACAGTACTATTACCACCTTGAGGATCTTTTAAAGTTGCTTGTGTAATTCTTTGATTTTCTTTTTCCTGTTTTTTATTAAGAGCACCACCAGCTAAGAATGGAATTGTAAAAGGAAGTGCAGCACCTATTATACCATAAGCTCCAACACCTGCAGCAACACCTACTGTTCTTGCCCCATAAGAAACACCTCTAGGTATTCCTAGATTATCTTCTATATAACTATCATAAGCATTTATATTACTTTTTATAGTAGTTCCAAAATTTTCTACTTTATTTCCTACTTTATCAAAGTCCCATTGAAAATTAGATTTAACATCTTTAGAATAATCTTTTGTTATATTATTATTACCTTGATTAGATATAGAACACATACCATTAACAGACATTCTTCCATCAGCACATACATATTCAGCCATATTATCTACCTTGTCCTTTATATCTATTTTGAGCTTTTTGTATTTTCTCAGATTTGTTTTGAGATTTCTTATGAACGCCTGGTCTTTTTTTATGCTGGTCTCTAGGAGAGAAGTGTGTGAACTTCTGCTTAGCCATTATTTTTTAGGTTTTAATTGAATAACTTTAGCTGGTTTTTGTTTACTATCTAGTAATTCTTTAGCAGTAGGAAAATTTTTAGATCCAGCTTTATTACCAATTTGTCTAATTACATTTAAACTTGTTTTATTTGCTTTAGGTAATTCAGCTACTTTGATTGTTTCACCTTCATCGTTAAAAGTCTTTTCAGCTTTAGTTGCTACAAAATCATTATCGTTTGACATATTTTTTTACCTTTTTCTTTTTCTTTTTTCTTAACAGAGCAAAGTCTACACCTGATATCTTGCCATCTTTATTTTTATCTAATTTTTTTCTTTTGCCTTTTAACATAATTAATCCTTAGCTGTTTTTTTTACTGTTTCTATATCTTTATCAGATACAGGAGTAAGTTTAACACCTTTTAATTTTGTAATTGCTGCTTGAGTAGCTTTAGCATAAGAATTAGAACCTGATTCAGACTTATCACCTTTAATTATATCTTTATCTTTATCAGATACAGGAGTTACTATTCCACGGTTTCCTCTTGGCTCTGGCTTATGATCTTCACCAGCTACATCTCTCATGTTAGGTTTCTTACCCATAACTATCTTTTTAGTTTAGAGATAAAAGATTTATTATCAGAACTAAAATTTGAATTTCTTTTTAGTCTAGAAATAAAAGCTTTGTTATCTGCATTGTAATTAGAATTACCTTTAGTCTTATCTTGAATAGTATTCGCTGCAGACGCATCTTGATGTGGCGGATGTGGCTCTGGTCCGAAACCAGCAGCTGCTCCACTTGAATTATACTGAACAGGTGTTCTAGTAACAGTTTGTGTTTTAGTCATTAATATATACTCCCAGTTATATTTAGTTTTCCAATGAAATTTTCCATTTCATTTTCTTTTCTTGTTTGTTGTAGTACTACTTCATCTTCAGGATTCTGCATAGCTTTTTTAATCATTGCTGCAGGTTCAATAGCTGATGGATTTTTTTCATAAAATCTTGCATTAGATTTTTTAACATCTTCTACTGAATAGTTTTTAGTATTGTGATTACTAATACTTTGTCTTGTAAATGGGTTACTCATT